GACCTGCTAAACCTGTTGAGTTGAAGGTTCTTGAGGGGAATCCTGGTAAGCGTGCTTTGCGTATGAATGATGCGCTTGCGCCTTTGGAGTATGGGCAGTGTGCGCCGTTGCGTGAGCTTGGCCCTGTTGGTCAGCAGTTTTGGGATTCTATTTTTGGTGCTGGTGAGTTGTGGATTTCTATTCGCACTGATTTGCAGTTGGTTCAGTTGGCGTGTGAGTTGCTTGACCGGCGTGAGGTTTTGCGTGCGGCGTTTGTGGCTGACCCTACTGATCGCAAAGTGAATATGAGTTTGTTAGAGACTGAGAAGGAGATTGTTCGCCAGTTGTCTTTGATGGGCTTTAGCCCTGCTGACCGTACTCGTCTTGGTTTGGTATCGGCTAAAACTAAATCTAAGTTGCAGGAGTTGATGGAAGCGAAGCAGGCTAAGAAGGATAGTCTTGCCTAGTTGGCCGCCTGCGATTCTTACGCCTGTTCCGGCTGATGCTATTGCTCGTGGTGATGGCGAGTTTGCTGCGGCGTTTGCTGAGACGTTTGGCTCTATTGGTAAGGATGGTATTGCTGGGCGTGCTGGTGATCCGCTTGTGTTGCGTGACTGGCAGAAAGAATTATTGTTACGGCTTTATGCGCGTGACGAGAATGATGGGCTGTTAGCTCAGACTGCTCTTATCGGTATGCCTCGTAAGAATGGTAAGTCTGCGTTATCGTCTGCCGCTATTGGCGTTTATTCCCTACTTGCTGAGGGCGTGAATGGTGGCGAGGTTATCGCCGTGGCCGCTGAAAAGGAACAGGCTCGCATTGTGTTTGGTGATGCTAAACGCATGATTGAAAACAGTGAATTGTCTGAGCTGGTGACGATATACAAGGATTCTATTTTTGTGCCTGCTACTAATTCAGTGTTTCGTGTGGTTTCTGCTGAGGCATATTCTAAGGAAGGTTTGAACCCTAGCCGTGTCATTATGGATGAATTGCACGCGCATAAGAACCGTGACTTGTTTGACGTATTCAGTTTGGCTATGGGTAACCGTGGCAAGATTGGGCAACTGGTTGCGATTACTACTGCTGGTGTGAAGTCTGACATGACGGGTAAAGACTCGATTGCTTACAGTCTTTATCAGTACGCGCAAAAGGTTGCTAGTGGTGAAATCATTGACCCTGCGTTCTTTGCTGCATGGTGGGAAGCACCGGCTGACATGGATCATAAAAGCCCTGAGGCTTGGGAGATTGCTAACCCTGGTTTTGGCGATATTGTTTCTCAGCAGGATTTTGAGAGTGCGGTGCGTAGAACGCCTGAGGCTGAGTTTCGCACTAAGCGACTTAACCAGTGGGTTTCGTCTGCTGAGGCGTGGTTGCCTGCTGGTTCTTGGAATGAGTGTGCAGGTGATTTTGTTATCACTTCTGATAACAAGATTGTGTTGGGCGTTGACGGCTCGTTTAGCGGTGACTCGACTGTTGTTGTGGGTTGCACTATCCCTGAAGGTGACGAGCTACCTCAAGTGTTCTTGGTTAAGGCGTGGGAGAAAGACCTTGACCATGACGGGGATGATTGGCGCGTAGATATTGCAGATGTCGAAGCCACCATTGTTGAGTTTTGCCAACAGCACCCTAATGTTCAGGAGATTGTGTTTGACCCTTTCCGTTGGGCGCGAACTATGCAGGCTTTAGAGGATCAGGGTTTTCCGATTGTGGAATATCCTCAGTCACCTTCTCGCATGATTAAGGCTTGCCAGAAATTGTTTGACGCGGTGGTGGAGAAGCGGCTTGTGCATGACGGGAATCCTACGCTTGCACGCCATTTTGACAACGCTGTGTTGAAGCAGACTCCAGCAGGGCCTCACATTAAAAAGGATGCTAGGAACAGTCCTCGTAAGATTGACGCGGCGGTTGCGAGCATTATGGCACATGACCGCGCCACTATTGGTAGACTAGAAGAAGTAATACCTCAATTTTTCGGGTAAAGGTTTTCATGTCAACTATTATTCAGCTTGCCGGTGCAGTAGCTATCACCGCTGGAGCAGCCCTCATTAGTCCGATTGCTGGACTTATTGTTGGTGGCGTTTTTCTAATCCTTATCGGTTTGGCGGTAACTAAGTAATGTTTGAGAAACTTTTAGAATCGCGTGCCGTATCGTATCAGGCAATTTGGGCTTCTGGTGACAGTGTAGAGTTTGGTCAACTTAGTGGAACTAATATAACCAACGAGACTGTGTTTCAAGTCAATGCTGTTTACAGCGCGGTTAGTCTGATCGCTGACACGATTTCTACACTGCCACTAGATTGCTTTATTCGCCGTGATGGTGCGCGTTACCCTTTCCGCCCTGCGCCTGTGTGGGTTCAGAAGCCTGATGTTGATTTGCCTAAAGAGGCTTTTTATAGTGCAGCGATTGTGTCGCTTCTGCTTGACGGTAACTGCTTTATTCGCGTTTTCTCTAATGCTCAGGGTGAGATTGTTAACCTTGTTGTTTTGAACCCTACAACTGTTGAGGTGAAGCGTAACGGGCTTGGCCGTTTGCAGTTCAATGTGAAGGGTGAAAAGAAGTCTCTCAGTAATGAGGAAATTGTTTTCATTCCTGACCTGCTAAAGCCTGGCGCGGTGCGTGGCGTTTCTCGTGTTGAGGCGTTGAAAGAAAACTTTGGTTTAGCGTTGGCGTTGGAAAAGTTTGCTGCAACCTTCTTTGGTTCTGGCACTAACCTTTCTGGCGTAATTGAGTTCCCTGGTAACTTGACTCAGGAACAGTCTGACGCTTTGCGTAACGGTTTTGATAAGGCCCATGCTGGTTGGACTCGCGGCCACAAGACGGGTGTTCTTTCTGGTGGTGCTTCTTGGAAGTCAACTCAGATTGACCCTGACAAGTCCACGCTGGTTGATTCTCGTAATCAGGCTGTTGCTGATGTGGCTCGTGCGTTCAATGTGCCACCTCACTTGATGGGTCTGCCTGGAACTAACTCTTATGCTTCTGTTGAGGAATCTAACCGCGCTTGGTTGTCTACTAGCATCACGCCTTTGGTTAGCAAGCTTGAGGGCGCACTATCGCCTTTGATGGCTCGTACTCCTGGTGGAGAAAACGCTTTCATCAAGTTCAACCTAGATGGTTTGCTACGCGCTAACATTCAGGCACGATCAAGCGCATACTCAACCGGTTTGCAGTCTGGCTATTTGACTATCAATGATGTGCGCCGTTGGGAAGATTTGCGCCCGATTGAGGATGTTTCTGCTGACACTGTTCGTGTGCCTTTGGCTAATGTAAACATTGAGGCTGCTGAGTTGTCTGCTGAGAATGAGCGTGTTGCTATGGCGCAGAAACTTATTCTTGCCGGTTTTGACCCTGCTGAGACTATGAAGGCTTTGGGTCTGCCTGCTATTGCTCACACTGGTTTGCCTTCGACTCAGTTGCAGGCTGTGGCGCAGATTGACCCTGAAAATCCTTCTAGCGTTTACGAGGTGAAGTAATGCAAGCTCCTGGTGTTCTTGACCTGAATTGTTATCAGGGTGCTTCTTGGGATTATTCACTCACTTGGCAAACTGGCGGCACTGCGGTAAACCTTACTGGTTATAGTGCGCGGATGCAGGTGCGTGACTCTTATGACGGCGGTAGCGCGGTTGTGTCGCTCACTAGCGGTACAGGAATTACTTTAGGTGGTACGGCTGGTTCTATCGTTTTGGAACTGTCTGCAACGGCTACAGCGACCCTAGATGGTACTCCTAATACTCAATACGTTTATGACCTTGAGCTGGTTAGCGGTGCAGGTTATGTCACTCGTCTTGTAGAAGGTAGGTTCTATGTGTTCCCAGAGGTCACTAAATGACGGATGTGACTGTAACCACCTCAACAGCTATTGTTCAGACTGTTACGCCAGCGAGTGCAACGGTCAATGTTCAAGGCGCGGCAACGGCTAAAGTCAACCAGAATCAAGCAACTGTTGTAACAAACCTGCAACAGATTGACACTATCGGTGATCCTACTTGGATTCAGTTCAATACTTCTGGTACGCCTACGCCTGCTGTTGGCCGTATGCACTGGAACGATACTGATGGCACGTTAGAGTTCCAGATGAAGGGCGGTGCTGTTACTCAGCAGATCGGCATGGAGCAGGTTCTTCGTGTTTCTGCTAACGATAATGGCGGTTTGCTTGAGGGCAAGGTTGTTTATGCTACTGGTTCTGATGGCGTGAATTTGAAAGTTGCTTACGCTACGGCTTTGAGTGAAACTACTTCTTCTAAGACTCTTGCAGTGATGACCGAAACTGTTACTGGTGGTAATAAAGGTTTTGCTACTACTTTTGGTTTGGTGCGTGGTTTGAACACGAGTGCTATGACTGAGGGTGCAGCGGTGTGGCTGTCTCCTACAGGTTCTGGCAACATGACTACTACGCGCCCTACAACTCCTGACCATGCTGTTTTTATCGGTTACTGTCTACGATCAAACTCCCAGAACGGTGTTGTGTTTGTAAACATTCAAAACGGTTACGAGCTTGACGAGTTACACAACGTAAAAATTACTAACCCTACTGATGGGCAAGTTTTGAAATATCAAGCCAGCACTGGTTTGTGGATTAACGGGAGTATCTAATGCCTTATGATGCGCCACAATATATGCGTGATGCTGCAGAGCAGGGTTTGAAGTATTACGCTGACGGTTTTGCTGGTGACGGTTTGACACCTAAGACTGTGCGTGAGGCTCGCGCTATGGTGCGTGGTGAAGTGTCTGCTGATAAGTGGGTTCGTATTGCTGCTTGGATTGCTCGCCACTTACCTGACCTTGACGCACCTGATGCTGATCCTGAAAGTGAGGGTTATCCTTCTGCTGGTGTTGTGGCTCACCTTCTTTGGGGTTCTGGGCCTTCTAAGACTGATGCTGTTCGTGCTATGGAATACGCGCAGGGTGTTGTTGCTACAATAGAGAAAGACGATTCTAGGAGTGTTTTAGTGTCTAATGTGAAAACTCGCGCCGCTGTTGGTGGCGTTAAGTCTGAAGATTTTGTTACTTGGCTTGACGGTGATGATGCTGAGTTTGGTCAAGTTGTTGAGGCTTCTAACTTGCAGGCTCAGGTTACTAAGTGGGATGACGAGGATGGTTACTGGTATGCCACTGAGGAATCTGAAGTGATTGATGTTGCTAAGTTGACTGTTGTTGATGGCGTGCCTGGGCCGTTGCTTTCTGAGCTTGAGGCTACTCGTAGTGTAAACAAGTTTGAGACTCGTGTTAACGTTTCTGATTTTGAACTGCGTGAGACTGGTGACGGTATGACCTTTACGGGTTATGCTTCAGTATTCAATAGCCGTAGTGAGAACTTGGGTGGCTTCACTGAGTTTGTTGCTCCTGGTGCTTTCACTCGTTCTTTGAAGTCTCGTAATGATGTAAAGCTTTTGTGGAATCACGATGCAGGTCAAGTGCTTGGTTCGACTCGTGCGAAGTCTATGACTTTGACTGAGGATGCTCGTGGTTTGAAGGTTGAGGCTAAACTGCCTAACACTCAGCTTGGGCGCGACACTGCTGAACTGTTGCGTACTGGTCTTGTAGATTCTATGAGCTTTGGTTTCAATGTAATTAAAGACTCTTGGAACGCTGAGGGTAATGAGCGCACCCTGCACGCGGTACGCCTGCACGAGGTTTCTATCGTTGCCTTCCCTGCCTATGCCGGTACTGCTGGTACTACTTCTGTTCGTAGCCTTGATGCGCTGGCAAAGCGCACTGAGGTTGACCCTGACGCGCTAGATGCCGCTATTAGCAAGCTTGAAGCTGGTGAAGATTTAGACGATCACGCACGCGACTTGCTCACTAGCGTTATTGAAAAGCTTTCACCGTCTGCAACTTTTGAGGCTGAGGTTGAGCCTAGCGTTGTTGGTGACTTGGGGCTACTAGCACTCAAGAAGAAGAAGCTAGATATTCTAGGCCTCTAGGATATTTAGACCGCAGGGGTGCGGTGAGTTTTCCCCTAGTTCTTTTATGGGCTAGGGGATTTCTTTAACCTATGTGTATATGCGGTATACTATTTACAGTTGCGCGTCATTCGCCACTATTTTTGTCTCGTTGGCTTGAGCGTCATCCGCCAGTTAACACCTACCCCTTATGGAGAAATGATGTCTTTCATCAAGTCCCAGCAGGAAATGAAGGCTAACCTGATCGCTCAGGTTCGCGGAATCATTGACACTGCTGAAACCGAAGGTCGCGGCCTCGTTGCTGAAGACCTACAAAAGATTGACCGTATCGAGGCAGACATTGCTGCTGTAGAGCGTTCTCTCGAAACTGCACAGCGTTCTGAAGAGCGTTCCGCACAGGCTGTTGAAGCTGCTGGTTCTTTCGTTCCTGCATCTGAAGCACGTTCTGACGCAGAAATTTTCCGCTCTATGGCTCGTGGTGAAGTTCGCGGTCACAACTTTGAACAGCGTGCAACGCTTGTTCCTGCAACCGCAACTGTTCCTGTTTCGTTCCTTGACCGCGTATACGGTCTGGCTCGTCTCGTAGGCCCAATGCTTGACGTTTCTGAAGTTATCACTCGTAACTCCGGTAACGATCTCCGCATTCCTATCTACACCGCTTTCAGCACCGCATCACAGGTTTCTGCTGGTTCGGCTATCAGCGAGAGCAACCCAACCTTCGACTCACTGCTTCTTCAGCCAGCAAAGCAGGCATTCATTGTGCCTATCGCTAACGAGCTGATTTCAGACGCAGGTTTCGATATTGAGGCTGTTATTGCTGAACAGGCTGGTAACGCTATCGGTTACGCTGTAAACGGTACTGCAACTGCAACTCTCGTTGCTGCTGCTGGTTCTGGTGTTACCGCTTCTACCGCAACCGCTATCTCGGCTGACAACCTGATCGACTTGGCTTACAGCCTTGACGGTGCAGCACGCCGTATGCCTGGTGTTGGTTACATGGCTAACGGTTCCACCATTGGTGCTATCCGTAAGCTCAAGGACACCGCAGGAAACTACCTCTACCAGGTAGGCGTTGGACAGCCTGACACCTTCGCAGGTTTCGCTGTTTACGAGAACCCTGCACTTGACAGCATTGCTACTGGCAAGAAGGCTGTTCTGTTCGGTGACCTGAAGTCGAACAAGATTGTTACCACTGGTCTTGAGGTTGCTGTTTCGTCTGACGCATACTTTGCTAACGATGTAACCGGCTACCGCTTCACTTACCGTATGGCATCTGGCCTGACCCACTCGGCTCACGTCAAGTACCTGCTTCAGCCATAAGCTGTAGCTAACTAGGTTCAGCCCCTCGTGTGTGTAGGTTCACACGGGGGGTTGTTCTTTGGGCAAAGTAAAAGACCCTCACCGCTCCAGATGCAGTAAGGGTCTTTTTGACGGTTTTACCAGATTAGGGGGGTTGATAAGAATCCGTCTTGTTCAAGGTAGCACAGGTTATAGAATAGAATCAACCTACTGAAAGGGAATTTTGTGGCTGTTGAGAAATTGCGCGGCGTAGTATCCGTTGCTTCTAATTCGTATGACTCACCTACGGGCTATGGCGTGCAGGTGAAGTTGCTTATTGATCGCATGGTTAAGCATGGTTTGAAAGTTGCTAACTTGTCGAACTATGGGCTTGAGGGCCGTATTGAGGAAATCAAAACACCTTACGGGAAGATTCCTCACTACCCTAGAGGGTTCAAGGGTTACAGTGATGATGTTATTCCGGTATGGCATAAGGACTTTACTTCTAAGCATCCTGACATTAAAGACGCTGTAGTTACTTTGTACGATCAGTGGGTTTACAATGACCTACAGTTTGACGGTGATGTTATCGCTTGGACTCCGTTAGACCATGTGACGCTTCCACCTAATGTGATGAAGTTTCTGCTGCGCCCTAATGTGACGCCTATAACTATGAGTCCTCACGGTCAGCGTCAGTTGGAGAAGGCTGGTATTAAGTCAACCTATATTCCGCACGCTATTGACACTACAGTTATGAAACCTACTGACACTGTGTTTGGTGTGCCAACTCGTGAATACTTAGATGTTCCTGAGGATGCGTTTCTTGTGTCTATTGTGGCAGCGAATAAGGCTAATGGTTTGGTTCACCGTAAGGCTCTTGCAGAGCAGTTGATGGCGTTTAGTATTTTCCGCCAGTCTCACCCTGACGCATACCTTTACTTGCACTCAGAACCTAGTCCTGTGTTTGGTGGTTTTAATTTGCCTAACCTGTTGCGTGCCTGTGGCTTGTCTGATGAATGTGTGCGTATTCTCAATACTGATGTGAACCGTACCGGCTACCCTGACGAGTACCTAGCAGGCATTTACACAGCCTCAGATGTGATGTTGCAGGTTTCCTACGGGGAAGGCTTTGGCGTGCCTGTAATCGAAGCTCAGGCGTGTGGCACTCGTGTTATCACTTCTAACTGGGCTGCTACTCAAGACCTTGCAGGGCCAGACTCTTACCTCGTTGACGGTCAACCGTTCTGGGATGAACCTCAACAGTCTTTCTACAATGTGCCTAACATTGGTTCGATTGTGAACGCACTCCAGCTTGCCTATGATGCGCCTCGTGGCGTATCTAAAGCGTCAATAGATTTCGCTAAAGAGTTTGATGTTGAACGGGTTTGGACTTGGTATTGGCTACCATTCCTAAGGGAGTTCTTTAATGCTTGATAACCTCATTGTTCCCACACTCAACCGTTACGATTTGCTTGACCGTTTACTTGAGTCTATTGATTACCCTGTAAAGCATTTGCTCATTATTGATAATGGCGGTAAGTATTCTCTAGCGGTGGATGATATTCCTGAACTTGTTGAGCAGGTGACGGTTCTAAATATGCCTGCTAATTTGGGTGTGGCTTCTTCATGGAATCTTGGTATCAAGTCTTTTCCGTATTGTGACCGCTGGTTTATTGTGTCTGACGATATGGAGTTTATGCCTGGTGCGTTGGAGAAGCTTCACCGCATGAGTGGATCAGACAAGATGCTGATTAGTGACGAGTGGCCGCATTTTCAATTTATGGCTATTGGTGAAGATTTTGTTGGCGTGGTGGGTTTGTTTGACGAGGCTATTCACCCAGCTAATTTTGAGGATGACGAGTATCGTTGGCGTGCTGAGACTTTAGGTTTCCAGATTGACGAGGTAGAGATTTTACATACACATGTTAAACAGGGAACAGTGTTTCACGAGGATTATCAGGAACGCATCAGTAAGGCTTACACATTGAATGAGTCTTATCTGAAAATGAAGAAGCAGAACCGTGACTATACTGACGGCTTTTGGATGCTGTCTAGGCGTAGGTTGTGTGGGCTTGAGTAATGGCGCATCCTGAACAGCGTGAGTTCTTTTACAAAATGCGCCTCAAGTTTCCGGAAGCTTTTACCACTAGCAGGGTGTTAGAAGTTGGGTCACTAAACATTAACGGTACAGTGCGTGACTTTTTTAGAGCTGACGAGTATGTTGGCGTTGATGTTGCTGAAGGCCCTGGTGTTGATGTGGTTGTTCAAGGGCAAGATGTTGACGCGGCTGATGATTGGTTTGATTGTGTAGTGTCTGCTGAATGTTTTGAACACAACCCGTATTGGGTTGAGACTTTTGCAAACATGATCCGCATGAGTAGCAGGTTTGTGTTTTTTAGTTGCGCTACTGAGGGTAGGGCTGAACATGGCACTACTAGAACTACGCCGTATGATTCGCCTCTAACTTTGGATTGGGATTATTACCGCAATTTGACTGAGGATGATTTTAGGGCGCATTTCGACTTTGATACCTTGTTTGAGGTTTACGGCTTTGAAGTAAACGCCGTTTCGCATGACTTATATTTTTACGGTATAAAACGGGTACAATAGGGGTAGGGTTTTCTTAGGAGTTTTTTGTGGCAGTTGTTAACGGATATTGCACACTGGCTGAAGTCAAGGCTGCGTTGCGTATTACTGACTCGGTAGATGATGCGCTTATTGAATTGAGCATCGGTGCAGCGTCACGCGAGATTGACGGTTACTGTAACCGCGTGTTTTATAGCACCTCAGCAACTCGTGTCTACAACACTGATTCTGCGTTGCTGTTGCAGACTGACGATATTGTTTCAGTCACTACCCTTAAGACTTCTATTGACGGTGGAAGCTATGACACTACTTGGGATACTACTGATTTTCAGCTTGAGCCTTTGAACGGTGTGACTGGCGGTATTGATTCGCCGTATACTCGTATTCGTGCTGTGGGCGCGTACTTGTTCCCTGTGTGGGCTGTTACAGGTACTTACACTAACTTTGCGCCGGTGCAGATTACTGGAGTCTTTGGCTGGTCTGCTGTTCCTGTAGCTGTGAAGCAGGCAGCGATTCTGTTGGCTATGCGTCAGTTCAAGCGTTACGATTCGCCGTTGGGCGTTGCCGGTTTTGGTGATTTGGGTGCTATCCGTGTTGGGCGTGTTGATCCAGATGTTGAGGCTTTGCTTATGCCATTTAAGAAGGCTGTTGCTTCCTAATGAGCATTGCAGATATTCGTTCAGGGCTGGGAACTAACCTAGCCACTATTCGCG